AGGGAAGTATATTTGATGATATAGAAGCATTTTTAGAAAGCGCAGCGGGTAGATGAATATCCCCGCACAGTCCTACAGCAGCCTGAAGCTTTTTGATCAGTGCCCTCGCAAGTACTACCACCTACGTGTGGTGAAGGATGTTAGGGAGCCGGTTTCCGAAGCCATGTCCTACGGCACCAACATGCACAAAGCGGCTGAAGACTATGTGAAAGATGGCCTACCGTTACCCGCGCATTTTTCCTATATCAAAAGCACACTGGATAATCTCATGCATTTTGAAGGTGAGCGCCTATGCGAGTACAAGCTAGGGCTGACTGCGAAATTGGAACCCTGCGGGTTTAACGACAAGGACGTATGGTTTCGCGGCATCATTGATTTGGCAATACTGAACCATGATGCAGGTGAGGCGCGGATCGTTGATTATAAAACGGGCAAGTCAGCAAAGTATGCAGATACGGGGCAGCTAGAGTTGATGGCGCTCGGTTTGTTTAAGCACTTCCCTACGATTAAGAAGATTAAAGCGGGGTTGCTTTTTGTAGCATGCAATGCATTTATAAAAGATAAATACGACACATCGATGGAACCAAAACTATGGCAAAAATGGCTACGCCAGTACACACGGATAGAGGCAGCTTACACAGCCAATGTATGGAACCCTAACCCAAGTGGCCTGTGTCGGAGACATTGCGCAGTATTGAGTTGTTCACATAACGGGAGAGCATGATGCCTTACGTCAATAAGCCAAGACCCTATAAGAAAGAATACGTGCAGCAGGAAGCCCGTAACGAACTACCTTTACGTATGGATCGCCAACGCGCCCGACGCACTATGGATGCAAAAGGTGTTGATCGTACCGGTAAAGACATAGACCATAAGACCATGCTTAGTAAGGGTGGCACCAACGCCCCTAGCAACTTGCGGCTTGTGTCTCCTAGCGCGAACCGCAGCAGGAACGGTCACACAAAAAAGAAATAGCCTAGCAGTACTCACATCTAGGGCTGCTGTAAGGTACGAGTGGGCAGCTTGAGATGGCACGAAAGTGCAATACATAACCGTACCAGCCTACGCGCAACACCCCTTTCTGTTTAGTTGTACGGTTGCGTGAGTAGGTGCCGGGTGAGGCAGGGGAACCTGTTTCACCCGGTCTACTATTTTTTCTCATGGAGCGGCAATGCAAATTATAGAAAATAAAGCGTTACTTCTTAGTCTACGAAATCCTGAACGGGTTTCAGCCGTCATACCCAGAAGCAAGATACTAGAGAACGGCACTGTGTTGGTGAAGTGGGGGCTGGACGAAGCGCAGGTACTGAAGAACTTGCAGATCAAGGGTGTCCCGTCACCAATACTGGGGCACTATGATTGGCCCGGAATGTACAAGCCGTTTGCCCATCAGAAAGAAACTGCATCGTTCCTGACGCTGCACCGCCGTGCGTTTTGTTTATCTGAACAAGGCACAGGTAAGACAGGCGGGGTGATCTGGGCGGCTGACTATCTGATCAAGTTGGGGCACGTTCGTAGGGTCTTGATCATATGCCCACTCTCAATCATGCAGTCAGCGTGGCAAGCCGACCTGTTCAAGATTGCTATGCATAGATCAGTAGATGTGGCTTACGGTAGTGTGGCTAAACGCCGTGCAATCGTAGAGGGGGATGCCGAGTTTGTCATCATCAACTACGACGGTGTAGAAATCATGGAGAAAGAAATCGCCGCTGGTAAGTTTGATTTGATTGTCGTAGATGAATGCAACGCCTACAAGACCACAACGACCAAGCGTTGGAAATGCCTAAACCGCATAGTGACCAATAGTACTTGGCTGTGGATGCTTACAGGTACCCCCGCTGCACAGTCCCCGGTGGATGCCTATGGACTAGCAAAATTAGTCAGCCCCGAAAAGGTGCCCAAGTATTTTACGATATTCAAAGACATGGTTATGTTCAAAGTATCGCATTTCAAATGGGCGCTGAAACCCAACGCCGAAAAAATTGCGTTTGCTGCACTGCAACCTGCAATTCGGCACACAAAGAAAGAATGCTTAGACCTGCCAGACATGACCTATGTTGTACGCGATATAGAGTTGACCCCCCAGCAGAAGAAGTTCTACAACCAACTGAAGCAGCAGCTTGTGGTGCAAGCAGCAGGGGAGCAAGTTACTGCGGTCAACGCAGCGGTAGGGCTTAACAAACTATTGCAAGTGTCCTGCGGGGCGGTGTATTCTGACAGCGGAGAGACGTTGATGTTCGACATCAAGAACCGGTACAAGGTGCTGCGTGAGATCATCGACGAGACGAAACACAAGATACTTATCTTCGCCCCTTTTCGGCATGTCATTGATGTCCTGCGCGATGCACTCACCGCAGATGACTTCTCCGTTGCAGTCATACGGGGGGATGTTGCAGCAGGTAAACGTACTGAAATATTTCGCCAGTTCCAAGATACAGAAGAACCCCGCATACTGATTATCCAACCACAGGCAGCAGCACATGGGGTTACGCTCACAGCAGCAGATACGGTAGTCTGGTGGGGGCCAACGCCCTCTCTAGAAATCTACGCCCAAGCTAATGCGCGGGTGCATCGTGCGGGACAGAAGAACCCGGTGACAATCATACGGTTACAAGGGTCTACTGTTGAAAGACACATATATAACCTGTTAGATAATAGAAACAACGATCACGCAAAGTTAATTGATCTTTACAAAGGATTGCTTGCGTAAGTAGCTGGAACCTAGTAGTCTGTAGCCATAATAAGAATATAGATAATCTAACTCATGGAGAACTACGATGGATATATCACCTGAAGGGGAGGTACCCCCGACCCCGGAAACCCTCATGCGCATCCACGCTAAGATGCGCGAGAAGCTGACAACGCTGACTGAGGATGTAACGAAGTTGGAAGCCAAGATGAAGACGGTCAAAATGGCGTTGCTTGACCACTTCAAACTAAACGGCATTGATAGCGTTCGCACCTCCTACGGGTTGGCCTACCGTACGGTGCGAACTACCTATTCAACTGCTGACTGGGAAAACTTTTATAAGTTTGTACTCGACCATAACGCACCTTACCTTTTGGAGAAACGCCTGCACCAATCAAACACCCAAGCTTTTTTAGCTGATAACCCGGAGCTTCTACCTCCCGGTCTGAACGCCAGTAGCGAATACAGTATCACGATAAGGAGAAAGTGATGGAGGAATACAGCACCATAGCGCAAGTAGCGACACATTATCAGGTATCAATATCCACGGTTCGCTCATGGATTCGTGACAAGCTTATCCCGTTCCTAAAGGTCGGTGGCATGTACCGGTTCAAGATGTCAGAAGTTGACGCAGCGTTCCTACTACGCACAAAACAGCGCCCTGCCGTACCCGCCGTAGAACAAGAGGGCGCAGCCATGCCCACTACTGTTACGGTTGCGGCAACGGCAACGGTAGCTGCATTTAACCCAGATCAAGACGCTTAACGGAGAGAACCTATGTCAAATGTCACGTTGTTCGATGCACCGCTTCCCGGAGTTTTGCACGGTGAAGTAGATGAAGATACTAAGTCCCTTGCCGGTAGTAGTGTCGGAGGGATACGCCGCCTGTCTATCAAGGGTGGCGTGTTTCGTGAAATGCTGGGCAACAAAGAATACCGCACCAGTGAGGAGCGCCACATAAATGTAGCCGTTGTGCGCGTTGCCGAACACAACTCCCGCCAGTACTACCCCGGAGCTTATGTAGAAGGGCAAGCTACCGCGCCGGTATGCTGGTCGTCAGATGGACAAAGACCGGACGCTGATGCTAGGCAGGCACAGTCTGGCACTTGCGCTGCCTGCCCCCAAAACGTCAAGGGTAGTGGACAAGGAGAAAGCAGAGCTTGCCGGTATCAGCGGCGTATTGCAGTAGTGCTTGAGTCTGAGATTGAGCGTCGTGAGGTGTACCAGCTTATCTGCCCTGCTACCTCTATATTTGGCGATGGAGAGCGCAACAAAATGCCGTTGCAGAAATACGCACAGCATCTTGCCAACCATACAACCCCCATCACCAAGATCGTCACAGAGGTGCGGTTTGATACAACCTCAACGCAACCCAAACTGACCTTTAAAGCGACACGCCCACTAACAGACAGCGAGTACGCCATTGTCAGGGAGTTGCGTGATTCTCCAGAGGCGGTAAAGGCAGTCCAGCTTAACGCTGCACAAGCTGAGGGAACGGGATACAAGGCGACAACGACAATGGTGCAGCTACCCCTGTTTGCCGACGAAGAACCCGAAAGCCCCCCACCTGCGGAAAAACCCGTAAAGGTTGCAGCAAAGAAGCCCGTGGAAGCTGAGGTAGCTACCGACGAGCCTAAAAAAGCTCCCTCCAAAAAACCTGCGCCAGAGCCTAAGCTTGCAGACCTAGTGGGAGAGTGGGACGACTAACCCACTTTCGTAGTTACATCTAGGAGAAGCCCCCATAATACGGGGGCTTCATTTTCTTTGGCGCACGGGTCATAGGTGAATAGTGGATACACTAGCATTCTTACGTGCGGTGTTGGCTGAAGAAGGGTTCTATTGCATCGTAGGGCTAAAGAAAGAACCAGATAGACCGGTACAGAAGTTCTTTCCTACGTTGGATGCGGCAATAGAAGTAGCCAAGCAACTGCAAACAAACGGATTCGATTCCTATTACGCCCTAGCGACATTCATAGAGGGCACTTCCAGAAAAGTCGCTAATGCAAAACTGCTAAAAGCTTTTTGGCTAGACCTAGATTGCGGTGCTGGGAAGAAGTACCTAACCCAACCCGAAGCTATCCAAGCACTGAGAGCTTTTTGTAAGACAACGGCGCTACCACGCCCAATGTTGGTTAATTCCGGGCGTGGGATACACGCCTACTGGCCCATAGAAGAGGGCATACCCGCTGATACTTGGTTGCCTGTAGCCCAAGCCCTTAAAGACCTGTGTGTAAAACATAGTCTACACGCAGACCCGGCATGTACGGCTGATGTCGCACGGGTGCTCCGTGTCCCAAATACCTTGAACTTCAAGGACGAGCCTCCTAACCCGGTGGAAGTCCTCAACTCTGCAGTTATTACAACCCCGTTCAAGGCGTTCAAGGAGGCTGTAGGAACTGCGCCTGTGGCGGTGAAGGGGTATGCCCCAAGGGAAATGGACGAGGCAACCCAGCTACTTCTGGGCAGCTACGTAAGCAAGTTCAAGCGTATCTTAGATAAGACTATGGCGGGGACAGGGTGCCAGCAGCTTGGGCACATCGCCATGAACCAAACAACTATAGAAGAGCCGTTGTGGAGGGCGGGGTTATCTATAGCAGACCGTTGTGTGGATCGTGACAAAGCTATCCACTTGATATCAAAGAAGCACCCCGACTACACCCCTGAACGCACTGCGCGGAAGGCGGCTCTGACCAAGGGGCCATATACATGTGAGACGTTTGGCAAGCTGAACCCCGGCGGCTGCGAGGGGTGTCCTAACCGAGACATTATCCGCTCCCCCATCACGTTAGGGCGCGAGGTTGAGGAAGCATCTGACGAAGACAATATCGTACAGGCTAAACCAGCCGACAGCCCCACTGCACCAGATCAGACATACACCATCCCCAAATACCCGGCACCCTACCTACGGGGTAAAAACGGCGGGGTATTCAAACGTGTCCGGGGGGAAGATGCCGATATTGAGATACCCGTATATCACAACGATATCTATGTAGTGAGGCGGCTAGTTGATCCAGAATTAGGCGAGGCAGTGTTAATTAGGCTCCACCTACCTAAAGACGGGGTGCGGGAATTCACGGTGCCCCTAGTGGCGGTGACTTCCAAGGAAGAGTTTCGTAAGCACATGGCCCCCAAAGGTGTGGCTATGGCAAAAATAGATGAACTGATGTACTACATCATAGACTGGGTGACCCACTTGCAAATGAACGCTACCGCCGATATAGCACGGCGACAATTTGGTTGGACAGATGAGCATCTGACGGGCTTTATTGTGGGGGACAAGGAGGTACGGGCTGATCGTATTAACCTTAACCCTCCCTCCCGAAGTACCGCTGCAATGTTCTCTTATTTTACGGCAAGGGGTACGTTGGACGAGTGGAAAGCGACAATGGAGTTCTTTAACAAACCGGGTATGGAACTGCACCAGTTTGGCATAGGACTTAGTTTCGGTTCCCCCCTTATGGCCTTTACTGCCGTGAATGCGTCTATGGTGCATCTTTGGAGTCCGGGTAGCGGCTTGGGTAAGACAGCGGTGCTCCAAGCGGCGGCTAGTGTGTGGGGGAACCCAGATGAAATTATGACCACTGAGAATGACACAATTAGCACAAGGATGAACCGCGCCGAGGTATACAAAAACATCATATTGCCGATGGACGAACTGACCAATGCCACTGGCAAGGAACTAAGCGACATGCTGTATATGTACACTTCAGGTCACCAGCGAAACCGCATGTCACGCGGCTCTAATGTTGAGCGGTTTCGGGGAGATGCTTGGCAACAGATAGGTCTATCCACGGGCAACAAGAGCGTCATGGATATCATTGCAGCATTCAAAGCCATGCCAAAAGGTGAGGCAGCACGGGTACTTGATCTGGAGGTCACGGCAGCTAATCTGCCCAACAAGACCGTTACCGACGAACTTAGCCTACGGCTAAAGCGGGTCTATGGCACAGCATACATACCGTATCTGCAATACGTGATGCAGAACGTAGAGGAAGTTCGTAAGCTATGGCAAAGTACGCAAATAAGATTGGATAAAGCTATAGGGTTTAACGCTCCTGACCGGTTTCCCTCTGCTACCGCTTCCACCTGTATAACGGGGCTGATCGTAGCTAAACGCATAGGGCTGATTAACTGGGAGATTGCCCCGCTTGTCCGGTGGCTGATACCCACTATGAAGACTACGAAGGCTGCAGTGGACTCGCTCGATATCGCACCGGAAGCTGTGCTTAATAACTTTCTTGCAGAGAACTACAACAACATCTTACGTATAAAAAGTACGGACGATGGTAGGCATCGCACTCAGGACACCGAGTTGTTAATCATCCCTGACGGCACCCCACGAATATCTTTAGTAGCACGCTACGAATACGATATCAAGCAGTTGTATATAATGCCAAAGCCCTTTAAAGAGTGGTGCAGTAAGTGCCATATCAACGTCACTTCCCTTATAGCTGAACTTAAAAAGGGCAGGACTAGGGCGGCTATGGAGCCTAAACGTATGGGGCGCGGCACCCGGATGAACCTACCCTCGGCGCTAGTGCTACGGATAGACTGCACGGAGTTTATGGACGACGAGCCTGTGGCGCAGTGATACTATGCGGCGTGGCCTTCTGCCATGCTCTCTCCATGAGCTTACTCCCGGCATTGCGCCGGGAGTTTCTTTACTCCATCGCTGCTCCGCGTTTACGCAACTCGCTCTCCAGCTTGGCGTTGTACGTTGCCCCGCTGATCATCCTTGCCGTAGTCTTTTGGTGAGAGGTCATGGAGCGGTCAATAACTTCATTGAGGTTCCCTAGCCCCGGATGTTTGCGGAACAGGGCTTGCAAGTCTTCCCTAGCATCTTGCTGCCCGTCAAAGTCCCTAAACCGCCTAGCCGTGTAGTACTGACGCAGTAGTTTGGTTTCTTTTGTAGACACGTACTTATCGATGCCTTTGAGATGGTTGGTGATCTCAAGCTGCCGCGCATAATCCGCAGGGAGGAAACCAAAAGCTTCTGCACCCACATTCCAAGCGTTTACTTCGCCGGTAATTGGATCACCCCGCAGCGTGTTTGCCCCTTCAGTAGCGAAGCGATACGCTTTGAATAGGTTACCAAACGCCGAAGGCAGCACCTGCTCAATACCCCGTCCCAGATGTCCCTCACCCATCAAAGTAAACCCACGCTCTACCTTACTTGCCACCCCATAGACGGGGCCAAGTAGCTGCGTTCCAAGGGTAGCAAGTGTAGACGGGGAACTCCCTTGCTGCATATCCCGAAAGAGCAGATCGGTCTGGCTGAGTCGTCCTGCAATGTTAAGGTTAGTCAGGGCGCTGACCGGGCCGTAAGTCCAGAATGGCCCCGCAGTAATACGCACCATTGTTGCAAGGTCATCGTCGTCGTCGTCTTTGAAAAGACCATGTATGAACGCAGCAGCCCCAAAGAACGGGATACCCTGCAGCCCCGCGAATAATACCGACATGCCAGTTACCCCGGCAAACTGGGCAAAAGCCGTCTTAGCTGCTTTTCTTTCCGCAGCAGTTGCCCCAGCAGTTACCCCCGCCAAAGACTGCTTCATCATTTTAAACTGCAAGTACAGCGACATTATCCCGTAGCGTTTGAACATCAACAACACGCGCCCGACCGGGCCTTGCGCGTAACGCGGGGCTGACGCAGCCGATGTGCCGCCTTGGGTCATCTCAGCTACATAAACAGCGTAGTTAGCAGCGGCAGTTTCGCGCCCTTTGTCATCTAAGGTACGTGCCAATATGCCATCTCTTGTTTTTTCACCGTACTTCTTGAGCCTATCCATCTCAAGGTTATAAGCAGAAATTAAACTGACTTCTCGGTTTATACGTTCCGCGTGGTGGAAAGGAAGACCGCTCCAGAAGTTAATCCTGCTGGTTGGCGCATCCAGTACATCGTAGGTCATGGAGCTACCTAGCTGCGCGTTCGCTTCCCATATCCCAATAGCGGTCTTATATTTCTTGCCGTTTTCAGAATCGGGCGCATAGTTAATTATGGATGGCCCGGTTTTTACCGTATCTTTTTCGTTAGTGCCAAATACCTGCTGCTGCCTGCTGATCTTGCTACCGGCGAATACTCTGTAGGCATCGAAAATCGCGCTGCCGGTTTTTTCAACCCCATGCTCCCCGGTCAGGTAGGGTGCCAGTATCATGGGCACCTGCATCAAGTTAACTACTGCGGAGGATATATTTGCCCCCAACAACATGTTAAAACCGGTGGAGGTCAGCGCCTGTGACCAGCTAGGAATCTTTGGGTTGGTGATGAACGGGAGCCGCGCTTGAAGCTCTTCAATAATAGCCGCAACCTCTGCGTTGTCACTAGGCGGTATGTATTCACCCTTTGCGTCTTTTAACGCGCCTTTGCTCATTAGCAAGGAGATTTCCTTAGCCTCTGCAATTATTTTCTCCAGTTCGGAGGCCGTCTTCATGTTGGCTAACTGCCGAGAGGTGTTATACATTTTGCCGCGCAAGGCGCTGATCGCATCACGCGTAAACCCCGGCGTGTTCTCGCGATTTTGGAATGCCTTGGCAAAGGCTGTTTCCGGCAATGTATCAACAAACAACTTAAGCACCGCTTCTTTTACCTTTGGTTCTACGTTCCCTTGATCCAATTTAGTTAGCACCGCGCCTACAAAAGATGTAGAAGGCACCCGGTTGCGCGGTATCTGGTTTATATTTGAATACACTTGGACATTGGGTTCTTTAACTGTCTTCCCATCCCGTTTTACGTCTCCGATGAAGATTATTTTTTTATCTAAAAGCTCACGTATCCTGTTACTGCGTGCCGCTTCTGACGTAAATGCCTCAATCGTATAACCCTTGGTACCGCTAACTAGATACGACATCCAGTAGTTACCTTCCCGCGTAAGCGGAAAGTAAGGGTCAAGTTTGGCTTTTGCAAGCAACTCTTCAAATACTTTGTTTTTTATTTCAGCAGCTTCGCCGGGGGTAATGCCCTCTATTGCATCAACCTTGAGACTTAACGCGTCAAGAATCTCCCTATACATTTGAGCGTAGGCATTGCGCATAGCCTCGTATAACTTCTTACCCTCCGGGTTTAACTTTTCGTATTCCGCTTTGACTTCTTTCCAAGCGGCTTTAGTTTCTCTAGCCTCATCAAGAGCTTCTGGCGTGGGGGGCACGGGCTTGCCCTGTTTGTCTTTTGTAGATTTAGCGTCGTAGTCGCTTTCTTTTTTAGTGGGGTCAACTCCGTTTACTGTACTGAAGTACACCACGTTGTTAAATATAACTTCAAGCGTCGGGTACGCTTTAGCCCAGTTTTGGGCGCGTTTGATAAGAGGCTCTATCTCGGCGTTACGTTTGTTAACTTCGCCAGTACGTTTTCTTTCAGCCTCGCTAAATCTTTTTACTAAATCTTGAATAGGATTTTTTAAATCCGCCAACAAGTTAAGCGGCAGCGCCCCACGATATGCCCTACCAGCCCCACCCCTCACCGTGTTTGTTAAAAACTCAGTAACGGCATAGATGGCTTTTTGTTTTTGCGCCGGGGTACCTATAGGCACCAACCTTGCAACAAAATCAAAAAGTTTTTCAAGCTCCGTTTTGCCATACAGCGCAGCCGCATATAGCGCACCTCCATCACGGGACATGGGAGCGGGGGAGAGGATTATCGCAATCAGCTTGTCAGTCTTATCCAGCGCCGAGTCGATAGACCGGGTGGGGTTACCCATCAACCGGCGCATCCAGTTGCCGACAATATTTGTGAAGCGTTGCCATGCAGTAATCGCGCTACCGTCGGGGTTCATTGCATTCAGCTTGCCCCGGAACTCAAGATTAGACTGCGCTTCGGCTACGAACTCTTGAAGAGACTCTGCACCATACGCACTGTCCAACATGGGGATCACATCGTTAAACAGTTTATTAAGTTGGCGCGTGACTATGTTGTTCTTGTCCTCGATGACATGCGACAGCCCGGAGTGCGCAGCCTCGTGCAGCACGGTGTGCGTAGTCATTGATGTGGGATCGAGGTGCAGCGTATTGGTTTCAGGGTCGTAGAACCCCGGCACCGCTTGCCCCCTGTCGTTCTTCAGTCCCTTAGTCAGTTTGACCGTGGCGTCTACATTGGCACCCAGCAGCCCCTTGGCAAGTTTCGCTATCTCCGAATCCTTGCTCATTGAGAGCGCACGTAACGCCCCCTTCAGATCGTTGTTCTCCAGCGCGGTAACCGCCGCTGCGGGTAACGGGGTGTTGTAGCTTTCTTCCAGTTGCTCTTCGGTGGGGCTGTAAGTCCGACGACGCGCTTTACGCTCCGCAGGGCGTTGTCTTAATACACCTTGCTCTGAATGGTTTGCTACATCGGCAGCGCTTTGTGGGTTATTGATAATACTGGTAACAACAGTTGTAGTGGGCGAGTAAGCGGTGATTCCGGGGAATGTTTCTTCGAGTGTCTGAACCATCGGGGTGATGTACTGGATACCCCCACCCTCAAACTGCTTTTCAATATGATCTCTATAAAACTTTTCGCCGTAGTTCAGGCACCCGTAGGATATGAAATTATCATCAACGGTAGGTGTAGAAAGTCTTTGAAGGCGCTTCTCAGATGGTGTTCCTGTGTATGCAATATGGCCTGCAATAATAGAATTGCCTAGTTGTATAAACCTGAACGCTGACCCATACTCGGCGCTCGGTTCTACTTTCCCTTCATATCTACCCGCAGGGGTAACTTTTTCCGCCTGCGTAGTCTGCGCCACGGTTTTGTTAAACGCACTAGTCGGTATCACATCCGCGTATCGAGCAGCGCCCATCAGCGTTGGGCCTACCGCCATTAGCGCCCCTTTGGCATCAAACACATACGTAGTAGCTGTAGGCTTATCCGTTAGCATAAACGGCTTACCCCTATTGTCGTTAGTCCCAACCACATAAGCAGCGAGTACAGCAGTAGTAGCCGAGGGCGTTACATCACCGAAATCGGCACGGGGATTATCTATGATCTGAGTTAGCTCAGTCGTAGTTTGTGGCAACGGCAAGTTAAACGCTTGCGATTCTGAATTAAAAGTGACAGGGTTAAAAGCTACGCTGACCGCAAGGATCAGTGCAGTAAGTTGCTTAATAATACTGCGGATATTTTTGCTGACCGCACGTATGCCCCCCTCAATGGCGGTCTGAATATCCTTACGTAGTCTTTCGGCAAACCTTTCACTAGTAGCGTCCGCACCGTAGTGCGTTTCTAACTTCGCAACTTCAGCATCACTCAACTCCGCTACTGCACCCTCAACTATATCGTTGTCAGAGGCTTCGACAGCTTCAACGGCATCGGTAGTCTCAGCTAATTTATCTGCTTCTTTAGTGGTTATCTTACCCTCTGATGTCGGTTCTCTTCTGGGAAAGCCTTTACGCAGGTCGTCTATATCTTCTTTCGTGAAAGATGGGTAAGCATCAAGCTGGGCGGTAATGTCTGTTTGTTGCTCACCGGCAGCGGTAAGGATACGCCTCGCTTCTGAACGGAAGTCTTTTTGCTGTTGCTCTGCTTTGTCTGCAACGGGTTCTGGTTTCTTCTCTGCTTTCTTAACTGTTCTCGTAGGCGCAGCTTGCTTCGTTTTATCTGCAACGGCTTGTTGCCCCGCCTTAGCCTTGGCTCTAGCTTCGGCTACGGCGTTTAGCCCAGCAAATTCTCGGGAATACGCAACACTGGGACTATCTTTGTTAAATTCTAAATTGTTCTTCTCTATTGCAGATATTGCTTTCTTATAGATGTTT